GGCCTTGACCCTCAGCATGTTCTGCATGGACAGCTCGATCTCGGCCTGACAGTCGGTGGTATTCGGAACGAGGTTCTGGATGGTAATGTCCAGGAACTGCTTCACCGGTGCGACCACATAGCAGTCCTTCACGGTGACCGGTCGCATCTTGTCAATGTAGTCGGCCACCGTATTAATATCGGTCTGGGTCGGCCACCCGTCGTCGCTGGCTCTGAGGTCATCCATCAAGAACCGCGTGGTCATGGTCCCGATGCCCATTTCGTTCGGACTGGACCACGCCCTGGTCACTCCTGGCACCGCCAGCGCCCAGGCCTCGTAGTCGGTCGCGTCCCCACCCATCGGTGGCTGCTGGATGCGCCGCAGGATGCGAGTGCGCAGCTCCTCGTCGGTCTCTGTGTCGGCGCCGTTATCCAACTCGATCACGGTCACCGTTCCGTCCACGCCGGGAGGTGGGACGAGGAAGGCCAGACTATCCTCCGGCTGCATGTTGCCGATGGTCCCCGGGTCCAGCGCCGTCACAGGAACGATCGTCGGTCCGCTCCCAACGATCGTCTGCGCGGTAACCTGATAGGTGGCGTTCTGGGTCCCGGCCCCAAGCAGCGCTCCGGCAGGAACAGGACTGCCGTCGAGCCCAGTGGCCGTGACCGTGCCAGTGGCCATGGTGGCCTGCTTCCGCCCGGTGGTCCCGTCCGAGTTAACCAGCCATATGTTGCCGTGCCTGTCCAGCCACTCCGTCTCTGCGGTGTCCGGGAGGAGCTGGAGCGCCAGCCAATCGATGTATTCCAATGTGAGGAAGCACAGCGCGCCTTGGCAGTCGGCCATGACCCGCAGCACGCTGTTCGGGATAGTCGCGTCACTGCCCGGGAGCGAGCCGTGGACGCCGTCCCTGACCAGGCTCCTGACTTCCCTCAGAGTTGGAGTGTCCCAAGGCATTACGGCATGATCCCTTGCCAGAGCATCTGATACATCAGGTCGATCGCCATGCGAGGTCCACGATAGATGCGCACGACGGCATTGAGTTGTTGCTTGCTGATCCTCATCGAGAGGATTTCATATCTGCTGGCGATCTTGCGATCTACGAACGGCTGGATGGCGTCCCTGATGTAGTTCATCGCCCAGGTCTGGGTGTTTCCGAACTTGGACTGCGTGCTGTCGAGCGCGGCCCTCCTTAACAGCCACAGCTTGGTCCCGATCGGCCATGCGTCCCAGATCACATCCCCATCAAAGTCACCCCACCACCCCTCCCTGTTGGTGCTGTCCGGGTCCGGCAGTCTATCGGTCTCATCGGCCAGCGCATCTGTCCCAAGCGCGACCACCACCGCGGTAGCCAACGCCATGCTGTCGTCGAGCTCCCCGTTGGAGAGCAGTTGCCAATCGATCGTCACCGAGTATTTTGGAAACTCGGTGTTCTGGACCGTCCGGATATCTACGGGAACAGTGATCATCTCGTGGCCAGTGCTTGCTCGATCGTGGTCAGCCTGGTCTCTATGGCATCGAGCCGATGCAAGAGCTCGCCGACCCACGTGGTCGCTGCGATCGGCCGTTGCGGCGGCTCCGCTTCCTGCGGCAGGGTCACACCCGGAGGCAGCGTGATCCCGGGCGGCAGCGGCGGCATCGGCAGATTTGGGATCGACGGCATATTGAAACCCAGACCATTGATGATGGACTGGACATAACCCTGAGTAGTCAGATGCATGGAAGAAGTCGGCGGCGCGGCGGTCACCTGCTTCATGAAGTAGCCCAGACCACCGGTGAACTTGTCCCCGAAGATTTGGACCAGAGACCCACCGGCCCTGGAAGTGCCTCCACTCTCTGGCGGTTGGAAGCTATGCACGCCAGTCTTGTGCTGGATGGTCTGATCGTGGACGAGGTTGGTGCTGTCCTTGGTCACCTCGACGTATTGCTTCGTTGAGTTTTTATATCGCTGGGTCTGGCCCATCGAGGACTGACTTCCACTGCCGCCGCCGCCACTCGCGTCGGTAGTTTGGGCACTTGGAGAACCGCCGGACTGCTGCGGAGGATCGACCAGCTGGATTTTCAATTTCTTGTCGGTCCGACCAGTTACGAAGATGCCGTCCGCATTCATGTGGAGCTGGTGCTGGAGGTAATCGAACATCGCAGTATCGCCCTTCTGAAGCTCCTTCAGCCTGAACCGGCGATCATCCATATTTCCAAACACGGGGAAGCTCCGATTGCCTCCCATGAATTGAACGAAGGTCTCCGCGCTCTGTTGGATTTTTCCATCGGCACCCTTGACCGCATCCCTGACCACACTGGTGAACCCATAGTTCTGCGGGGCCTCGATCTTCTCCCTGGCCTCATTGGCCATGAAGTTGCCCTTGCTCTCCTGCATGAGTTGCATGTCGTCAACTTCTGGGACGGTGACCCTGGCTCCGCCGGCCACATAAGCCCGGAACGAGGAGTTGAGTGGCGTTGCCCTGTGCATGTCCTTACTCCACTGGAGCGATCGCATCGCCGGGACTGGTCTGACCCGGGAGTTGATCTGGTATGGTTGCGTCCGGGCTCTTGCCCACATTCATCGGCGCGTTGTCCTTCAGCGCCCACGGTTGCTTGAGCTCCAGCGTGGTCTGGGTCCCGGAGTTGTTATCCTGCGTGAACGTGACCGTCTGTATCTTCATCATCATGTTCAATGGGCACATCGGGGAATACACGAACACGTTGTCCCCTGGCCACCACAAGTTCGTATCATCTCTGAACCAGCCCTGGACCACGATCGTCACATCGATCTGAGGTCCCTCGTGCCACAGCGCCTCGTTCTTGGCCCGGTCCATCACCTCTTGCAGAGACTTGACCGGTTGCTCCGACGGCGTGATCAGCAGGCTGCCCTTGTAACCGGTCCCACCCCAGCTCGCCTCGAGCTCACTGGCCTGGGTGCCCATCACGCCATTGCTGCCGGCGGCGGTCTGGGCGATCACCTTGTACTGGTTGAACACCTCCTCCTTGTGGAAGATGCACTGACACTTCTTGATATTCTCGCCCTCGATCAACTGGGTGTTGATGATCGGCATGTGGTGATCGCCGATCCCGAGGAAGTTTCCCCAGCTATCGCTCCCGAGGATGATGCCTCGAGGTCTGGCGATCCGCTCCAGGAAATCGTGGATCGTCTCGCCGGGTTGGTTCTGGAGCTTGTCGAACGGGATGCTGTTCAGACTGCCCACCGGGATGATCTTGGTATCGTAAGGGCTGACCACCTTCTCGGCCACTTGCAGCCAGGTCATGCCGTCGAAGCTCCCGCTCTTGGTATTGACGCTGCTCCTGGCTATCGGCGCCGTCCAGCTCTTGCCCTGAAGCTCGATGCCATGTTGGGTCGCGTCATAGGAGACTTGCCTCGTCTCTATATAACCCCTCAATATATTCACGCCGCCCAAATTGATCTGGGTGATAGAGCCGGGCATGAACTGGGCGTAGAAGTGGGTTCGAATGCCCTGAGTGGTGGGTGTGTCTCGCTCCACGCTGGTAAAGCGAAAGTAGGACCAGCTGTCGTGCCAGCGAAGCTGGACGAATACGGTCTCCCAGTCCGGGAAGTCCACCCCATCAACGATCAGCGTGGCCTGCTCATACGGCACTCTCGAGTTGACGTCACGCGATGGAATGGAATACTGGTTACCAGCCGGCTCCTCCTGGCTCGGAGTGCGATTTGGAGAAACGTATAGTCGACCATCCTGAGCCACAAATTAACTCCTCAGGCCGACAACGCCTGGCCCACGACCGGGCAGAACGCGGGGTGAACGATCTTGTTCTCCGCACGTATCTCGTCGTAGCGGCTGGCGTCACCATAGAGCCGGTGAGAGATGACCAGAGACGGAAGAGGTTTGGCGAACTGGTACGTCAACATGCTGGGCAGCGGCCTGCTGGTTGAAACGAGGTAGTTCACTATCGCCGCCCGAAGCTCAATGATGCCCTGGTAGTCCATCTGGTCCATCGTATCCGCGGCCACCTCCTCCGCCGCGTTAAACGGTATCTGGATTGCGTTGATCAGATCATCCACATCCTGGCGACTGACGAACGTCATGTTCGAGATTATCTTGCCCTGTTGGCACAGCGCGAACATGATGCTGCGATCTCTGATCATGGTCGCCCCGAGCGTCGTTGGGGTCTCCACGTCCAGCAGCACTCTGATCTCATCCATGTGCGGGAGGTCGCAGCCGGCCTGGCGCACTGCGTCAAAGCATGTGTCCAGCGGAAGTCCCATCTGGTCATAGTAGAGCAGCATTCTCGCGTTGGCCGCCACCCATCCGATCACCATCTTGGCCTGGATGCCGGCCTGTGCCTTGTCTGTGATGCACCCAAGCAGGTTGGCCAGCAACCGCTGCACAATTCCCTCGGCCTCAATCGCATCTGGCTTTTCCATCATATCCTCATCAGCATATTACTACCGAACCGATTAGAAAATGTGGTGTTCTCCGCAGGCGGGTCTGGTCCGGCCATGCCTGCCGCGGTCTGGGCTCTCAAGGTATCGGCGGCAGAGTTCAGCACGGTGTTGGTGTTCTGCGATGGCGTGAGGTACTGCGGCGGCAGGCCAAATTCAGCAAATTCAATGTCGAACGTGCAGTAGCCACCAAATTTTTCTTCTTCGGTCAACCGATATCTTGGAACGACCACATTCTCGGACGGCCTGGTCGAGAAGATCAATGTCCCTGGCCCGGGCTGCTCCAGCGCAGTGATCAACGCGTCTCTGGTGATCCGATAGTCTACGTTGTACAGACCATCCAGGAACGGACCCTCCATCGTGAACGGGTGAGTGATGCAGTACGCCCTGATGGTGAACTGCTTCGCCCTCCTGCCCATATCCTCCGCGTACGGAAGCTCCTTCTTTGGAAATTCATGCTCAACGGTCCTGCGACCGCTGTCCCTGCTGTTGGCCTCACAGAAGAAAGGCGCACCTCTGAACGAGGCGGTCACCCAGTCATCTCGGAACGGAAGATGGATGTCCTTGATCGTGCTCATGGAGCCACACCCGCGTCTTTGACACTGCCGGCGCTGGGACCGCTCGCCGCGGCAACCATCTGGGTCTGGCGCTCGGGAGTGGTCGGCTTGAACAGCCGCTCGCTGCCAAGCGTGGCATCACTTCCGGCGCTGGCCACATTCACCTTCACGCTGCCCGTCGCATCCACCTTCACTGTCTTGACCGATCTTTTATCGACCATAGCTCTATCGGCGACGGCGGCTGCGGCCACCTTTGGGTCAGCGGTAGCGTCGGCCTTGGCCAATTCTTCCTGCCGCGCCTTTCTCCACTCCACCGAGCCAGGATAACCCCAATCGTTGAACCTCTCCTTGTTGATATTGACACCAA